TAATGGCAGGTAAAAAGACACGAGGTATAATCACTAATCATGCGAAACGTTTTCATGATGAAAGAGAAATTAAGCCTTGTAGATATATAGCAGGCAAAGGAAAAGGTATTATGGTTGCTCAATACAAAGATACTGGTGATCTAGTAGTTGATGATAAAGGTACACCAGTGGCTTGGTCTAGGGCATGAACCCATATGAATTTTCTAAACCTACTCTCAAACCAAAAGGACAAGATCCTTTAAAATTTATCCTTACGGTAATAGCACTTTGGTATTTGTTTTCTAGATTAATGATGGACTAACCACCTGCAAAACAATTTTCACTACCTTCTGCGACTTTAGTACAATCTGTAACTGCATCGCCTATTCTTCCACAACCTTTGTTGTTTATAAAGACAGTAGTTGATCCTGTTGTAATAGGTGCTTGGTGCGATGGACAAGGTACGCCTGGTAACAAATGACTGTCGTTTTTATCTCCTTGTCTTGATATAGGTATATCATTACAGAAGACATCAGGACTATGTTCTTCTCTTTTAGGAGTTGAACAGTGCGTTACATCTTTATCACCTTTGCGTGTAATTGCTGGCATTATCTTTCCCTGTTAATTAATTCTTGCAATTTACTTGGCCATTGCTCTATTTCTTTATGCTGTTCTTCTGTGTGTGGTTCTGGAGGAGTTGACACATTAAATTTTATTACATGATCAAATACCATAGGTATATCTTCAAACCTAGTGTAAGTGGTCAGAACTCCTTTATCCTTTATCACAAACTCGTGCATAAAGTTATTTATTTGACTTGTAAGTTAGGTGGTGCAGTAACTAGTCCAGATGTTTTTTCAGTGAATGTATCAGAAAAGTCTTTGCGTGTTTTTTGTACGATAATCACTTTATCTTTTGCAATATTTACAGGCTGATCAGGATCAGTGGTAAACATATACTGTTGCATACCTAAACCTTGCTGACTCATTACAAGTGTAAGTGGAGTCTTTACTTTTAGGTGTGTATCACTTTCTTCAATTAGTTTACAAACAAGTTCTTCACCTGTTTGCAGTTTGATACTAATCACATCATTTACTTTGTATGGTGCTTGTATTAACATATTATCCTAATGAATGTCCAGTTCCGTTGTAGCCAGTGTCATCAATATATTTTTGAAATTCTTGATAACCCCCAACAGGCTTTCCATATACTTTGATTTGTGGAAAAGTTCTTGCAGTTGGAAACTCCTCCATTACTTTTTCTCGATCAAAATCTACACCAAGTTGTTTGTATGTAAATTCCCAACCTCTTTGTTCGCATAATCTTTTTGCGGCATCACAGTAACCACAGGCAGGTTTACCCCATATTTCTATCATAGTTTAAAGTCCTTAAATGTATCTTCTACCACGTCTTGTTTTACTCCGCCAACAATGTAAGATTCAACTTCTGTTTCTTGTGGAGCAACTTGTAGTCCACTACTACTTAACCAATGTTGTGTCCATGGTAGAGGGTTTTGATTCAGGGGACGATCATATAACGTTTTAAGACCAAGTGCTTTTAGTCTTTTGTTTGCAATAAATTCAACATAAGCATGAAGTAGGTTTGCATTCAAGCCAATCATTGAACCATCTTTGAACAGGTAGTCTGCCCAACGTTTTTCTTCATCAACACATTCACGCCACATATCATAAACTTCTTCTTCAAGTTCTGCGGCAATTTTTTTCATAGCAGGATCGTCTTCACCCTTCATCCAATGTTTAATAATGTGTGTTGACAAATTCAAGTGTGTTGCTTCATCTCGAGCAATCAATGAAATAATTTTTGCTGATCCTTCCATATTTTTCAGTTCGCCGAATGCAAATGTACAAGCAAAAGAAACGTAAAAACGTAAACCTTCAAGCATATTAACTGTCATCATTGCTCTGTATAATTGTTTTTTTACTTCTTTAATATCACCTTTGCCTTTGTTAAAGTAATCATTAGCAACATCATAAAACTTATCATAGTGTTTGCATACACTGTTTGCACGTTCAACAATCTTTTCATCTGTAAGAATTGTATCAAAAACTTCTGCAGGATCTGGATAGACATTTTTTACAATATGTGTGTATGAACGACTGTGAATAGTTTCTTGGAAGTCCCAACATACAATACAACTTTCTAATTCTGGATTAGAACAGTAAGGCAAAAATGCTAGACAAGGTCCTCGTCCTTGTACACTATCTAGCAGTGTTTGATATTTTAAATTACTCGTAAAAATATGTTTTTGCTCGTCTGTAAACTCTGCATAATCGCCTCTGTCCTTTTGCAGAGATACTTCTTCAGGACGCCAAAAGTATCCAAGCATGGTTTGATTCAATTTGTCAAACTCAGGATATTTAAAGACATCGTATCGTTGTGTATTTTGGTCCGCACCAAAAAACATATATTCTTTTGTAAAGTCTACACTCTTTCTATTGAAGACAGTCTTACCCATTAATATTTCTCTTTCTCTTTTCTCTTTACTTATTAAATTGCACACGCATCGCAGTGTTCATCTTCCTGCTCTACTGGTACTTTTTCACCGTTAGACCCGTTAACATGGTCCCCATTTGTACCGTTAATACTAGCACCATTTACAGATTTGTCAACTGTAGAATGTTCCGTTTTTGTATCTTCTAGTCCTGCAGGTTGAATATCATCTTCCTGACCTTTAAAATCATAAGTGTTTTGATAGTAACTAGTCTTCCAACCCAACTTGTATGTTGTAAGCATATCTTTCATCATTACACTCAATGGTACTTCGTTGTTTTCAAAGTGTAAAGGATTATATGACCAATTACCACTAATAGCCTGGTCGAAAAACTTTTGCATTGCCGCCACAACATTAATATAACCTTCGTTGTTAGGCATATCCCATAGCAAAGTATAAAAGTTTTTCAATTGATTATATTGTGGAACAATCTGCTTAAGAGGCCCTTTTTTGCTTTTCTTAACGGACAAGAAGTCTCTAGGTGGTTCAACTCCGTTTGTTGCATTTGACACAACGGAACTGCTCTCCGATGGCATCTGTGCAGACAGTGTTGAGTTCCGTAGACCGTGTTCAGCGATATCCTTCCTAAGATCCTCCCAATCATATTTTAATGTAGTGTTAATAACTTCATCAAGTTCTTTTTTGTAGTGGTCGATTGGTAACTGACCGTCTGCGTATTTTGTCTTATCAAAAGCATCACACTTTCCTTTCTCTATTGCTAATTGGTTCGAAGCAACTAATAGATAGTATTGAAATGCTTCTGTAAGTTCATGCACCAGTCTCCATGCTTTCTTATCAGAATATTTTACTTTATTCTTTGCAAGATAGTGTGCAAGACCAATATAACCTATACCTAATGAACGTCTTGCTTTTGTACTAATCTCTGCCGCTTTAACAGGATAGCCTTGATAATCAATAATTTCATCTAAGGCTCTAACTGCTAAATCACATAATGGTTCAAGGTCTTCTACTTTATTGATAAGACCAACATTAATTGCGGAAAGGATACAAAGTGCAATTTCTCCATTTTCATCATCTATATGATTAATTGGTTTTGTTGGTAATGTAATTTCCTGACACAGATTACTCATGTAGACTGTATCTTTAAATGAACTATGTGTATTACAATGGTCTACATTCATAATATAGATACGTCCTGTTTCTGCACGTTCTTTTAATAGTGCACCAAACAATTCCATTGCTTTGATAGTTTTCTTTCTTATGCTAGTTTTACGTTCGTACTGATCGTAAAGTTTTGCAAATTTATCTTGATCATTAAAAAATGCTTCGTAAAGATCTGGCACATCATGTGGTGAGAAAAGAGTTATATCTTTTCCGGCCAACAATCTTTCATACATTGTTTTATTAAGTTGAATTGAATAGTCTAGTTTACGTACACGATTGTCTTCTGTACCTTTATTATTTTTTAGAACTAAGATATCTTCAATTTCATAATGCCATAGTGGGAAATGGGTAGTAGCACTACCACCACGTACACCATTTTGTGTACAACTTCTTACAGTAGATTCATATACTTTTAAGAAGGGAACAACTCCTGTGTGTGCTACTTCACCGCCCCTAATTTTTGAATTAATCGCTCGTACCCTGCCCGAATTAATGCCAATACCGGCTCGCTGAGCGATATAATAACCAATAGCGGAGTTACTACTAAAAATGCTAGGCAGAGTATCGTCAACATCAACCAATACGCAACTAGCAAACTGCCTAATTGGAGTACGTACTCCAGCCATGACTGGTGTTGGAATGTTGATTTTAAAAAGTGAGGTCGCGTCATAATATTTTTTCACGTAGGTCATACGTGTTTCCTTTGGATAGTTAGCAAATAATGTTGCCGCAATCATCATATACATAAATTGCGGAGTTTCATAAATTTCACCTGTGCTACGATCCTGGCAGAGATATTTGTCTACTACTTGTCTTAGTCCAGCATAGGTAAAGTCTTCGTT